TGTAAACGAATGTGTAGGGAGGTACTACTCTAAATGTAGGATTCAATACAGACCCTTGACTTTTTAAGTCAGGGGTTTTATAATGGGAGAAAATATTTTTTAAGATGACAAACAAAATTAAAAAAATCAAAGCTCAAATTAAATCAAATGCTTATTATATTTTTTGGGGTGCTGCTACTGTTGCTGTAATTGTAGGTCAAGTTTATATTGGAATTGGTTATCGTATAATGACTCAAAGCATAATAGACCTTACAGAAGTTTTTACTATTATACAAGAGAGTGAGGAATTAAAAAGGTATCCAAATTTCTATTAAAATGAAAGAGGTTATTAGAAATAATTATGATGGAGATAAAATAGTTAAACAAAGAATATTAACTTTCAAACCATATTCTTATGATGAAATTGACATGGTTGTTCAAAAGATTCAAGATAATTTATCTCCAGATTTATTAAAAGGTCGAAAGAAATTAATGTATCCTAATGATTTATTAACAAATAAATTTTATGGTCACTGCTACCACTCTACACAGGCATTATTTTATTTAATAGACACAGATAGATTAGTGCCTATGAGTGGAGAGGATTACAGAGGAGAGAAACATTGGTGGTTACAAGATGGTAATAACATCTATGATGTAACAGCAGATCAATACTATTGCAAATCAAAAGTACCACCACATTCAAAAGGAAAGAAAAGTTCGTGGTATGGTTGGAAACAGAGACCACAACAAATTTCATTTAATCTTATGAAGAGGGTGTTGACAGATCGTTTAATATCTGATACAATAGAAACACATTAAACAAAACGACTTGCGGCTCGCATAAATGTCGTCATTTTGCTAGAGGCAACATTATGAACTACAATAACACAAAAAGAATTTCCTTCGGAAAAGAAATAGATCTTAAAGATTTAGAAAAAGAATACGAAACTAATACACCAGAATTTAAAGGGTGGTTTGAAGATAAGTATAAGGGAGAATTTTTGGGATTTACTTGGATTGATTTAAGTCTAAAGAATCCAACAGACCCAGAATTTACAAACGTAGATATTAGAGACGAGCAAAACGAGGGAATGTCTGTAGAAGATATGCAGTATTCTTATCGTGCAGATGGTTGGATTATGCCACCAAAATATGGAGATAGATTTTTTCCACTTGTAGATTTACTTGGACTCTTTGATGATGGTCGAACAAGAGGTTTAGCTGGTATTGAGGAGAATGAAAGATGGATGGTTGGTGCTAGAATTAAAAAGCCTGATAGTTCTTTAACAAGTAAAATTAGCACAGGATTTTGTGCTAATATATTCGTTCCAAATAGAACTATAAAACCAAAAGATTATATAAAAGGAACTCTTAAATTAATAAAATCAGGAGAGTTAAAAAGAGATAGAACAGACATAGAATTTTTCTTAACAAAAAAAGGAAATATTCATAAAAAATGGCCAGATAATGCAGGTGGTTGGATTACAAAAATCATTAATGCAATTATGGAGCAATCTGAAAATCCATCAGTAAGTTCGTCTAGAAAATTAGATGATAAGCAGTGGAGGAGTTATTTAAAAAAGTGTGATCTATATGGAATTGATGGTAAGAGATTGAATGTTAATCAAATTAGTATCTTTAAAATTCCTAGCAGAACAGCAAAGGCAAGAGTTATATACAGGATTCTTGAAAAAGCAAGTATAAATCAGCATACTTACATTGCACTATACTGTAAAGATGATCTTGATGCAAAGCAAATTCGTTTTCATTTGAATGATTTTATGACTAGCACTGATAAAACTCACGATCAAATTTTAAATTATGCGAATTTATCTTTAGGGGAAATTAACAATTTAAAAAAATTAAATGATAAAAAGCTTTATACATTTATTATATTACCAACTATAATTGATGATGCAAAGCACGATTCAGCATACAAAAATTATCAAGTATTTGACAGAGATGATTTTTAAGTACCAAATTAATAACTGTCACAACCCTCTGTATAGAGGGTTTTTTATGATATAATGAAAGTAACAACTTTATTTTGATGAATTTAACACCTATTGAATACTTTAATCAAGAACTTGATGCACTTCCATCAATACATAAAAATAGTGGTGGTGGAAATGCAAGAAACGCATCAGGATTATTATATGAAAACTTAATTAAAAGAACATGTAATCAGTTAGGTTTAGATGCAAAGAAGAATGATTATGTGAAAACAGAGGAAGTTAATGGATATAGTTTAAAGAATCTACAAGTTGATTGGCATATCTATAAAAATAATGTGATGAGATATTTGGTAGAATCAAAGACATATTTAGATGCTTGTTATCTGAAACGTGCAACACTTGATTTTATAGAATTAGATCAATCTCCTGATGTTCCTGATAATGTAGAATATGCAATATTTGCAGGCCAAAATGCTTGTGGTGATGCACCTTTTGTATATTATCAACATCTTTTTAAGAAGTTTACTGGTAAAGATATGAAGATATTTTTCTTACACCCTAATCATAAAAGGTCATCATCAAGACCAATATACAAAGAGGAGTTTAGAGGACTTTTCAATATTGATAATATGGTGTATAATGAGTTTATAAACTGGTTAAATTAATGAAATTATATAATGATAATATGTTTGATGTGTTTCCAAACATTGAACCACAGAGTATAGATTTATTACTGACAGATTTTCCGTATGGTACATTAAACAAAAGACGTAATGAGTGGGATAAAATTATTGATTACGATAAATTTTGGTATTATGTTAATATAATATGTAAACCTAATTGTGCTATTGTGAGTACAGCCGCACAACCATTTACATCTGTATTAATATCAACTAACTACAGAGATTTTAAATATTGTTTAGTGTGGGAGAAATCAAAATCAACTGGTTATCTTAATGCAAAGAAACAACCTATGAGATCACATGAGGACATAGTTGTATTCTATAAGAAACAACCAACATATAATCCACAAATGACAGTAGGTAAACCATATGATAAAGGTAAAGCAGTTAGAGATGCAGTTCAGTATGGTAAACAAACTAAAGCAGTTCATGTTAAAAATACTGAAGGAACAAGATACCCAAGAAGTGTCCTATATTTTAAAACAGCAGAAGATGAGGGTAAACTACACCCAACACAGAAACCAATAGCTTTGTATGAATATTTGGTAAAAACATATTCCAATGAAGGAGATACGATTCTTGATCCTTGCATGGGATCAGGAACTACTGGTGTTGCTTGTTTCAATACAGGCAGAGAATTTATTGGTATTGAGAAAGATGATAATTATTATACTACAGCAGAGAACAGATTAATGACAGATAATAAATCGTCACAAGCTATTTGCAATCCTTTAACAGAATTGCTATACTAATAGTATTAATGAGATTTTGATGAAATTACGTTCACATCAGTTAGATTCACTTGTTGCTATGCAGCAGTGCGATAAAGGTCAGATTATTGTACCCACTGGTGGTGGTAAGACAATGTGCATGATTGAGGATGCAAAATACAGATTCAATAATAGTAGAAGAACTATTGTTGTGGTTGCTCCTCGTATCTTACTTGCAAATCAGTTGTCAGCAGATTTTTTAGAGCATATTACTAATGTAAATGTTCTTCACGTTCATAGTGGAGAGACACATCACACTAGCACTACAAAATCAGAAGAGATAAAAACATTTTGCATTTATCCTTTACACTTGCATACAATCATATTCACTACATACCATTCATTACACAGAATACAGGAAGCAGATATTGAGATTGATACAATATACTTTGACGAGGCCCATAATTCAGTTCAAAAGAACTTTATTGAAGCAGTTGAGTATTGCTCAATGTATGCAAAGAGAAAGTATTTCTTTACTGCTACACCGAAGCACTCTCGTACACCTAAGAAAGTTGGTATGAATGATAGTGACATTTTTGGTCAGGTCATTTGTAATGTACCTGCACCTAAGTTAGTTGATGAAGGTCACATTTTACCACCAAAAGTTGTAGTCAAAAAGATTGATGTTACTGACGATAGTAGATTTGGTTATGAGAAAGATTGCGACCATATCATAGAGACGATTGATGATGTTGATGTTGATAAAGTTTTGATATGTGCCAGATCAACAAAGCAAATCGTTAATCTAATTGCACTCTCAAAGTTTGTTGATGAGTTAGCATGGAGAGGTTACTCTTATATGTACATCACATCAAAAACTGGTGGAGTGATTGATGGTCAGAAGGTTACAAGAGAAGAGTTCTTTGATGTTCTCAATGCGTGGGGTAAGACAGACAGGAGATTTGTAGTCTTACATCACAGCATACTATCAGAAGGTATCAATGTCAATGGTCTTGAAGCAGTATTGTTTTTGAGATCAATGGACTACATTGGTATCAGTCAGTCGATTGGTCGAGTCATTCGTAAGGGAGACACCACTAAAAAATTTGGTCTCGTATGTATTCCAGTATATGACAAGGTTGGTATTAGTACATCAAAGAAAGTACAGACAGTTGTTGATACAGTATTCAAAGATGGTCAACCTGCAATCAGCATAGTTCGTAGTTAACTATGCTATAATATAAACATTATGAGGTAAAACAATGCACGATTCTACACTTGATTTATTTGAAAAAGTTGGTATTGATGCCAACGATATTGAAGCCCTGTCTGCATATTATGAAGTCACTTGTGACTATTATATGCAAGAGTTCTTGGGATTAGAGGACTTGATAACTTGAAGGATTTAATACTATTCGGAGATTGTAGAAAAACAATTCCAACAATAACTGAACCAGTAAAAATGTGTGTTACTTCGCCACCATATTACGGACTTCGTGACTATGGTGGAGAGGAGAATCAGATCGGACAAGAGAATAGTCCAGAGGAATTTGTTGACCAGTTAGTCGAAGTGTTTAGAAATGTAAGGGAAGTCTTAACTGATGATGGAACACTATGGTTAAATATAGGAGATAGTTATTATAACTATCGACCTGGTAAAGGTCAGTCATATCCTAAACAATCAGTATCTAAAACTAAACAGGATCTACCAGATAAATGTAACAAACGAGGGAATAAGTTACAAGGATTAAAAGAAAAAGATTTAATCGGAATCCCTTGGCTTCTGGCATTTGCATTAAGAAAAGATGGGTGGTATTTAAGACAAGATATTATTTGGAATAAACCAAATCCCATGCCAGAAAGTGTAAAAGATAGGTGTACAAAATCACATGAATACATTTTTTTATTAAGTAAAAGTAAGAACTACTATTATGATAATGAAGCAATCAAAGAACCAACCAAAGAAAACGGAGCAAGATCGTATTCTGGAGTTGCAAAAGGAAATACAACAAAGAATAAAAGATCTGTCTGGACAGTAAATAAGAAACCATATAAGGGAGCCCATTTTGCTACATTCCCATCAGAGTTAATTGAACCTTGCATTAAGGCTGGTAGTCAGGAGGGAGATATAATTCTTGATCCTTTTATTGGATCAGGAACTACAGCTATGGTTGCAAAATCATTAGGTCGGCATTATATTGGGTGTGAATTACACGAGTCTTATAATGATTTAATTCAGAATCGTGTTTCACAGTACACTATAAACTTGGAAGATTTCGTGTGAATGTGCCAGTTTGTTAGGTTACACACACATACTTGCATTATTCGTGAGTCTGGTTTATATTAATAGTGGGGAAACAAACCCGATCAACATAAGACTTTCAAGGTAGTGGATACCCAGAGGAAAACGCTTTTAAGTCGAACTTAAGCAGTTGATTCAGTTTTGTTTCCTCTCGTCCTTTATTATAACAACTATGGAATTTGAATTTGAGTACGATTCACAATACAAAAGTGAAGATGAGTACCTTGATTCGTTAATGGAACATCATCAAGATGGCTGGATTGGTGTAAGAGAATCACTTGACCCAGAGACAGAGAAGTTACTTAAAAAGTTTTAATTGCTACA